TATAGAGTATGTAGATGCACTTGAAAAATTGAAACGGTTGGAAAAATTGCGTTCTTGAGAATTAGCATCTGGTAAGTTAGTGCTTCCACTCACATTTTCATCTTCGTACGCTTTTTTTCTTAAAAACCAGAATAAGCTTTTGACGGGTATATCCGGGACAAGCTGTAACTTTACATTCTCTTTACCTACTTCAGTCTCCGTGGATGGATGTTTCTTCACTATATCTGTAATGAACACTTGCTTGTTCAGCTTTAAATACAAACGTTCTTCATCTGTGACTGTTATCTCTTCCATAAAAATACTAAATTCAGGTAGAGTTAAAACGTTTTGTGCATTTCGGTTATTAGTGAAGAATGTAGGTGGTCTAAACTTAAAGTCAAAAATGATCTTTTGTTTGTAAGCAGCACACGTGGGAAAGTATGGTCTATTAGGAGAATTCGATTCGTATTCATCACCTTCATACTTTCTAGAAAAAAACAATGGGATAGGTATTAATAACTCGGATGGATATCTAGATAGAATGTGGTCGTTAAGATGTGATGTATTATCAGCTTGATTCCTATTTAACATGTAACGCTTCGTGCGTTTTTCGGAAGAGTCTAGGTATAGTTCATCGTATATGATTCCCCAGTCGTCGTGATACTTATCAACTTCTAACTCGTCTACATTCATAGTCACACTCTCGAGAACGTGTCTCCCAATCTGATCGGCTATATTCGAGTTTGATTCTACGGCGGGAAATTTTATCTTCACATACATGTTACAGAGTAAATCTCCCATGTTTTGAGGATTAAGTGTAACTTTAACAGACTCGCCGAATGGCCACGTAGGTTTAGCCGCAGGTGATTTATATACTGTGATTCCTCTATGATACTTCGTGAAGTTTGAATGTTGTTCGGTTTTATAATTAAAGAATGAATAATCGGGCTCGTCTCGTAAGAGGTCCTTGTCCTGCTGACCTATAGCATTTAAAGACAATGTAGCTCCCTCATGATGACCTTGTAATATCCCCTTTTCAGTCATACTTATCTAATGCTCACAATTTTTTAAGATCAGTTTCCCACATATCAAAATAACCTGTAGCCTCAAGTAGATACAAATCGTTTTTGAGTTTGGTCCATTCTTCGAATAGAGCCTTTACCCTTTCTTCTGTGTAATCGATAGTCTTCGTATGTAAGAGATAATCATATGATTCATTCACCTTGGGGAATATCGTAGACAATTGAGCCTCGAGTTCCTGTTTCTTGCGTCGGAACACCACAATATCACCGTCTATTACCATCTTAACGAACCGCGCTCTATGTGAACATAATTCAGCTTTTTCTTTGGTAACTTGGATAAGGTGCGTTTTGCGTTTTTTGTAAAATTCCATACGAAGTTGAATAAAATCGACCAAGATATGTCCCGGTGATTTATACTTGCAGATACCCTTAGTGGGATGGAACAAGTGCATATTCGAACACCTAATAGTCTTCTCCAATTTAAGATCCTTTACGACATCCTTACCACTGTAATCTTGGATCACAAAGTCAACATTTTCGGTTGTGCTATTGTTTGTAAAGCCACTGATAATCTTCTTTTCAACGAGTGAATCCAAATGTTCTTTGTAATCCTGGGTCCACCGACCCGGTGGAAGCTCGGATACTTTGACCGTCTTTCCAATGCATGTCCACACACCTTGAGCCACCCATGTTTCATCGTCCTGTTCCATAATTTTACCTTTGAATCCACGGAACCATGGCTTCATACTGACCATACTTTCCCCGCGTGTAAACCTGAGAATGTTCTGCTTGATATCATCCGGGTTGAATGGAGGTACATAACAAGAAAAACCCGTTCCAATACCTTCACTTCCATTCACGAGAATCATAGGGAGTGTAGGCATGTAATATTCTGGTTCAATAGACCGCCCATCGTCGTCAAGATAGGTGAGAACATCATCATCCTTGGGATCGAAAATAGTACGCGCTTCTTTGGAAAGCCTTGTGAAGATGTACCTCGTTTGAGATGCATCCTTACCACCCATGAGCCTCGTTCCGAACTGCCCACACGGTTCAAGAAGATTAATGTTATTCGAACCGGTATAATCGTTGGCCAGCTTCACGATCGTCTCTGCGAGGGATACTTCACCGTGGTGATAGGCACTCTTCTCGGCCACATAGGCCGCGAGCTGTGCTACCTTCATCTCATCCTTGAGATTCTTCTGGAAACAAGAATACATCACCTTTCTTTGAGAGGGTTTGAGACCGTCAGCCACATGAGCAATTGATCGCTTCAAATCAGCCAATGAGAAGTTCACGAGATCCTTGTGAACAAACTCTGAAATATCCAACTGCTTAATGTTACCGTAGGGTACTTCGAGTTGATTCGCCTCCTTGGCAGTACTCTCGAGGAGCCAGGTCTTTCGCGCGTCAGCCTTCTTTTTGTCAAAGGCGAGAACCACCGATTCATCCGTCATGACATCCACGTCGAACTTGACTGTGAGCGTCTCGATCATCTTGAAATATTCTCGAGCCTCGGCGCTCGTAGAAGTACCGAGACCCTTATAGTACTTGATTCGCCATCCAGCTTTTCCATCCCCATACCACGCGCGGAAGGCAGAATCCGTGTAGAAGGATTTAGACTGAGATCCCTTCGTGGCTTTAATGATAGGAGTCACCATAGAAACGACGAATCCAAGATCAAGAAGAGATGGCCAAAATGCGTGGATCATATTGATAATCAACCCCTTGATATGGGAACCGTCATTATCTGCATCAGTCATGATCATCAAACGTCCGTATCGAAGCTCGGAAACATCCGTGTACTCTTTACCCTGTTGAAGACCGAGGATCTTCTTGAGATCAGAAAACTCTTGGTTCGAACTCAATTGTGCGACAGAAGCATCGCGCACGTTTTTGCATTTTCCTCTAAGGGGAAAGACTCCGAAGTGGTCCCTGCCGACCACGGAAAGTCCGGCAACGGCGAGAGTCTTCGCCGAGTCACCCTCCGTGACGATGAGAGTACACTTTTTCGATTGGGCTGTACCCGCCTTGTTTGCATCATCGAGCTTCGGGATTCCGGTGATTTTACTCTTACGAGCTCCACCGTCAGTTTTAGCCAGCTCTTTCATCTCTTTGAATTTCGAGAGCGCTGTGAGCTCATCGGAAATGCCAGTCTTCAAAACGTTTTTCACAAAGGTTTTTGGCATCTCGAACCTCGAACCGAAATCGGGAACCTTGAGCGTGCACTCAGACTTCACCTGACTCGAGAAGGTAGGATTTTCCAAGGTCGCCTTGACGAAGATGCGAAAGGTTGCTTTGACTTGCTGGGGCTTCAACTTGATCTTCTTAGCCATATCGTCGATGATCCCTGAAGCAACCAGTGAAGCCACATGATCAACGTGTGTACCACCCTTAGTAGTACAGAGTCCGTTGACGAAGGAAACCTGTTCCATACCATCTTCCGAAGGTCCGATGCAAACAGACCAACGGTCAGTCGTGGCGGAGTAAACGTTCTCAACTCCTTCGTGCATCTTCGCGTAGGTTTCGAAGTTTTGCTTGGGAAGAGCTTCACCATTAAACTTCACCTTGCAGTTTGCAGAGGTGCAGATGTTCGCATCCCAAACACGCTTCTCCATGATCTTATAGATCCCATTCTCCATATCTTTCATTCCAAACCTAGACCAGTCGGGTTTGAAAGAAACGGAGACGGATGCAGTAGCACCATTGAATTTTTTCATTTTTGGAGGGTAGCACGTGGACATGTTGTCGAACCATTCTTGGGAATATTCTTGTTTGGTTTCCGGGTCCTTGATGATGACTGAGAACCATTTACTATAGATATTCGCCAGCTTTGCTCCATATCCGTTCCTACCTCCCACAATACGCTTTTGTGTATCATCGTAGTTGGTACTCGTGAGCAGGTGACCAAACACGAGTTCGGGATTCCACACATCTTCTTTTTGGTTTTTTTGAATGACGAGTCCTCCGAGTGGGCCGTTGTTGTCGATGGTGACCATACCACTATTTTTATCGACGTTGATAGAAATCGACGTGACTTGTTTAGGGTACATGGAGTTCCGGTCGATGGCATTGACGAGTACTTCGTCAAAGATCTTGAGCAAAGCCGGGCTGTATTTGGTCGTGGTCTTTTTGAATTTTTTACCACTTAGCACCCAATAGGGTTCCCGAACAGCGTCCACTGGACCGACATAGGAGTCGGGTCGCTTTAAGACGTGCTCGATATGGCTAAGCTTTTGAACTGATTCCATATTTTCTTAATTTTATTACAATTCTAATCTCTAACTTAAGTTGAAATCACTCTTTCTCCGTCCCTATCTCGCACGACGACGCTCACCACTCTCTCAGAGGTGTCGATTGGTTCACGACGGTCTCCCCGCGGGGGTGAGGTTTCACGACGGGATCGACGCGCGTTTCCGTTCTGTTTTCTTGTGAGCTGGTGTCCAGTTTCGCGTTCGTATCGTGCTCGAACTTCGTGGAGCGTGACGTCATGCTCGTCGCGCACGCAAAGCCAGGCATTTGGCCCATAACCGAAGACTGTTTTCACAAACTCGTTCAGGGAGAAGGGTACCGTTCGTCCGCCG